TTGCTATTGTGCTTCTGTTCTTTGCTCCTTTAGGTCGTCCGTTAGGGTTTCCGCTTTCGCCTTTTTCCCAACGTGGTTCTATTTGTCCTTTGCCTGCCATTGTACGTTGTTTATTCGTTGTTTATTTTAATTCAACTCCGTTTTTTTTAATAAGTAAACTCGGGTCAAGTTTTTTCATACGGTCTATTATAACTTGGCAATACTTCGGGTCTAATTCCATTCCGTAACATTTGCGTTTAAGTTGGTGTGAAGCTACCATTGTAGAACCTGAACCTAAAAATAAATCTATAATATATTCTTTTTCTTTTGTATAACTTTCAATAAAATGTTTATTTACTTCAAGTGGTTTTTGAGTTGGGTGTAATCGTGTTTTTGTATCTTGACTTTGTAATCCAAAATATCTAAACCAGTTAAAATGTAAAACAACTCTTTTATGTTTTTGTCTTGACCAACAAAGTTCAAATTCGGAATTACTACCAGCATCACCATTACTTTGTAAAGTTTTATCCCAAACAATATAATTACCTTTTTTAAATTCAGGTAATAATTCAAAATAATAATCAGCACCCCATAAAAACATTTCCTTGCAGTAATCAAAATGCTTAAAAAAAGTATTTATCAATTCAGGATTGAAATCTTCATGATCTCCAATTACATTATCATATTTTTTGCCTTTTCTATCTCCCCAATTTAAACTTGAATAATCAGCATCTAAAAACATTCCATAAGGTGGGTCGCTTAATACCATATCAGCCTTTTCTCCATTCATTAATTTTGCAACTTGGTCGCTATCCGTACTATCCCCACAAAGTAAACGGTGTTCGCCTATCTCAAATAAATCTCCTATTACTATGTCCGTGTTTATCTCGTCAGGTATTTCGTAGTTATCTTCTTCTGCTTCCAGTTCTTCTTCAACTCTTAAATCAATTGGTAAATCTAATCCCCAGTCATCTAACTTTTCCGCATCCCATTCATTTGCTAAACTATCCCAATCCCATTCACCAAAACCTACGTTATCTTTAATTAAGAATTCGTTTTTTTGTTCCTCCGTCCATTCGTCTGCTACTATAATAGGTATTTCTTTAAATTTTAACTCATTTAAGGCTTTTAAACGCATATTACCACCCAATACGCAATATTTACCGTCAACATCTGTAAAGACGATTAGAGGGCGTTTATTTAGCATATCAGGAAATTCTTGAATAGACTTAACTAACTTTTGAAATTTTCCGTCTTTTATTATCCTTGGGTTCTTCGGGTTGGGTTTAACCTCGCTTATCTTAACTATTTGCATCGTACGTGTTAAATAATATCTCTAATTTATTCATTACATCACGTAAACAACTACCGCAAGAAGTTGGTTGCATATTTACCTTAAATACTCGGTTATAAATAGCAAGTATTTCTTTTTGTTCGGTAGGTCTCATTGAGTATCTTTTTTCTTTAAACCAATTTTCTAAGTATTCGTGTTCGTGTTTTAGTAAACATTCAGGTTTGCGGTAAGGAAATAAAGCATTGAGTTTTTCTTTTCTCTCATCGCAACCGCAATCTTCACCCATTACCCATTTAGCCAATTTAGCTACTCCAGTAACTTCTAATACCTTTTCAACTGTGTCTCCTAATCCTAAACTTATATTTTCTACTCCTGAAGCTTTTTCATCAATTACAACTTCATAAGTAGGTAATTTACTTGCTTCAATTTCAGCTTTTGTCCGTCTTTTTCTTTTCATGTTATTTTAATTTATATTTTAAAACTTGTTCTTCAGTTCCTAAAAGTATTGTTTCATCTTCTAAAACTTGCAATTTAATTACGTCTATAAAATGGTGCTTAGTAGGATATTCAGTAAAATCTTTTGAAACCCAAAACTTAACATCTAATTCAATTATTTGATTAGTCGTAAACCTTGAAGCGTCTAACATTCTATCTAATATTTTTTCGTCTAACTTCATTTTATTAATTCGTAATCCTGGTTCTTTAAATCTTCGTAATGTTCTCCTACATTTTCTTTCAATCGGTCTTTGCAAGTCTTAATAGTTTTCCATACGCTTTTAAAACTTATTCCGGTAACTCCCTCTATTTGTCGTGTACTCATCCCTGAAGTTCGGTAAAGGTCAAACAATAGTTGATCGTACCAATGCCAGCTTTTTACTTCTTCATTTATTTTTATTTCAAATCTTTTTTTGGCTTCTAATACTTCTGGTTCGTATTCGTCTTTTACTTGCATCGCTTCAGTAATATTTACTTTCAGTAATCGTTGTTTACTCTTTTGGTAATCGCAAGTCATGTTCCTTAGTACAGTCCAAACAAAGTTCTTATTTAGCTTTTCGTTTATGTAAAATCGTTCTATATTTTCCAGCTTTGCCATTTTGAGATACATCTCTTGTACTATATCCTCGCAGTATAATTCCTCTCCTAAGGCGCTAACTATTCTAATCCAGTCTTTGTGGTGCTTGCTTAGTTCTATTAAAAACATTTGATTCACCAAATTGAAGTAGATAATAAAATTAAAGAAATAGTTGACAACCCTAATAAAACACGGTGGATTGATTCCAATATCAGTTCGTCTTTATATACCCAGCGCTCAAATTTAAAACTGCTTTTCCAAAAACATATAACCAAAAAAACCCTATCCAATGTGAACAGGGTTATAAGTAGTGGAAAAAGTAGTATGTGTCTCACATTACAAAGTTATACTTTTTTTTAAATATTCAAATAATAATTATCGTCTCTTGCTAATTCTTGCCAATACAATCTTTCTTCCTCTTCATCGTCAAGTATGTCTATATATTCATAATCGTACGGATTATCGTATAACACGCTTTCAATGTATTCACAAATTAACTTCGTGTTTCGCTTGTTTAAGTGTTTTGAGCTAATTAATTTTTCTTCATCATTTGAATATAAATCGTACTTACCTATTTTTACATTTACACTGTCAACTTCACCTTCTTTTATTATCCAGTCGTGTCTAAATTCAAACCACATTTGACCAAACCTACCGCAGTCAATATCAAAATATCCTACTCCATTTCTTACTTCAATGTTTTTTACTGTTGTGTTTCGTGTTTTCATAGCTGTTTAATTAATTATTTCATCAAAATTAATATAACTTTTTAAATAAACAATACTTTGAATAAAAAAAATGCGGAATTTTTTACGTTCCGCACTTTTTTAGGTTTTAGGGTGTTACTTATTAGCGTCTAAAAACTTTCCTATTCGTTCAATTGTAGCCGTGTTTATTGTTTTTCCCTTCAGGAACGTGTGTATGTTTGACTGGTGTAATTTAGCTTCCAAACAGAATTTATTTAGTGTTATTCCTTTCGTTTGAATGTAGCGCCAAATTAACGTCCGTGTTACATTATTTACGTTAGCTATTATCTTTTCCTCTTTCATAGCTTAAAAGTTGTTTAAAAAGTCTAAATTATCATTGCTTTGTTTCGGTTGTGGTCTTTGCGGTTGCTGCTGTTTTTCTTCAGAAGGTTTAATTGATATACTTAAAAACCCGTTACCTTTATTACTTATTTTTTTCCACGCGCTTAAATCAAATTTACGACCATTTATTGTTATGTTTCCAGTCATATCTGGCTGCGTTTCTTTCGTCTTTTTGTCGTTTGTAAATAACGCTCCGCTGTTGTCTCTTTTTTCCATTTTTATTTATTTATTTGTTTTTAAACTTATTCCTTTTACCCCGCAATCAGGGTTATCAGTTAACACTATTGATTTTAAACCGTAATTTTCTTTTTCGTCAATTAACATACTATATTTTTCTAAAGCTTCATGTTCTTGTTTTAATTTTTCTAAATACAATACAAAATCCATTGCTTCTTCTTGTGCGTGATTAATCCATTCTAACATAGTTAAATCTTCACGGTCTAATGTTACTCCGTATTTTTCTATTCCTCGCTTAGAACGGTTTAAAAAATGCATTAAAACGGCTTCTACTATTTTATCTTTCATACTAATTCAATTTGTAAGTGATATAAATTTTGCATATTTTTTATTATATTTTGTTTTGTATTTTGATAAAAGATTATTTTCAAAAATTATATTATAAGGAAATTTAATTGGAAAAAACCAAACTTCAGAAAATATTTTATCTTTTTTATGCTGTTTAATTCTATTTGATAATCTTGTTTGCCCAATATAAACAACTTCTTCTTTTTCAATTAAGAAATACACACAAGCATTATCTGAATACCTATTTAAACTCCATTTATCTTTTGTATAATTTTTTTGTGAAATTTCATCTAAAATAATTATTTCGTCTTTATAAATTGTTTTAGACTCTATACAATCATTAAAAACACTTTTATACGCATAACTGATTATATCATTTAAAAATAGTTTCATACCAACTCTATTATTTGGTTATAATATTTTCTGCATTCTTCAATTCGTGTTTTAATAGCTTCGATTACTTTCTCATCTCGTTTAATTACGTGCGTTCTAACGCGTTTTTCCTTAGGTATGTGCATGAAAGTATGTTTAGCTTCTACAAAGTCTATTATTTCGTCCTTTTCGTCTATTTCGTTTCTTCGCCAATGTTCACGTCTTATTTCATCCCTAACTATTTGCAAAGGTGTATCAATCAAACAATAACACAATAACGCTTCGTCTTTTCCTGTTAACCACATATAACCCTGTAATTGATAATAGTAATCTTTGTTTTTTACTTCATCTTCTACTACCTTTTCAAAGAATGTAAACGCATCCCAAGAAGATTTTACATCTATTAGAATATCCGTGTTTACGTCAGGTATTCCAGTTAAATATTCATTCTCTAACTTTTCCTCATTCTTGTAAATAAACCCAACATCTAAAACATCGTTAACAAGTGCAATGGCTTCAGCTTCTACTTCGTTTCCTTTGTCAGTATATCTACTCCAAAACTCTTTGTGAATATTGTATTTTTCTTCTACTGCTAACTCAAGTAAATGCGTTTTAGTAGTTTGAGAAAGACGCTCCCCCTTGGTCCGGGGGTTTGTCATAATTTTGCCTATTTGTGAACATCGTATTTTCATAGCGCAGCAAGTTGTTCTTTAGTTAAATCAAATTTAGCCTTCAAATCAGCAGCATTGAATTTACCTTGTTCAATTGCTTTTAATGCTTCGATAAATCTTTTATTATCTAACGTTTCTTTTTTAGGCTTTTCCTGTTCACCTGAAGCGTCCGTGTCTTTGTCGGTTACTATTCCTAAAATAGTGCTCAAACAATATCTACGAAAATACGTAACACCAGAACCAAAACTTTGAAAGTCATTCATTCCTTTTAGTTGAACGTAAGGAATCAAAGTTAACGAATCAATACTTTCACCACTTTCAACGTGAAATAAAATTGTTTTTAAATAGTTTAACCCATCTTGTGAGTTAATTAGTTGTGTGAATCCTAATCCGTGTTTTTGTAGTAACGGATTAATTTCTTCAAAGATTTTAGGCAAATCAGCGTACGAATATCCGTACCCTTGTGTACCCTTGTGAATTACTTTCACTTCTTGTTGGAACGCTGCCAACGATTTTAATAAATGTTTCATCTTATTTTGTTTTTGTGTTATGCAAATTTAATAATAATTTTTAATATAACTATAATTAAAAAAAATATTTATAGAAATTTCTTTAAACCTTGTGCGCATCGCTCAATTGAATTAGCGCGCTCCTGAAGGCTTTTAATTTGTTCTTGGATAGTTTGTTTACAGTCAGTGGTGAAATACCCGTTAGACGTCGCAATCAGCGGCAATAAACCATTTGAACGAATATAGTTAACTAACTTTCGTAAACGTGGTTGGGTTAGTCTTATTTTGTATCCGTTATTTTCTAAAAATACATTCATTCTTTTTACTATTAATTCAGCTTTTATAGGATTCGTCTTTTTGTACTGTCTAAATCCGTGAATAACCAGCTGCAAAATTTCCATTTCTTCAGCGCTTAATTCGTGCGTGTATTCTTCAAAGTTCGTGATCATTTGTAAATGTTTTTAATGTTATTCTTTTTAGCATATCTAATTACAAAGTCTTTCGCATCTTCTAACCTTTGACTTGAATAAAGGTACTGCCTGTTTCTGCGTACATAAAAATAATTATAAACGTAACCGTACTTGTTTTTTACCTTAGTTGGGTAAATCCATTTTAATTTAATTTCCATACTTATTTGTTTTATGTTTGTCAAAAGTAATATAAATTATTAATATAGTTCTAATTCCTTACACTTTTTTTTATAAGTTGCTATAATTTCTTTTAGTTCCTCGATCGTAAACTTCCGAGTTTTAGTAGCTTCATCACTTAAATTCTCAAATTCTTCTATTCCTATTTTCTTCAATAGGTTTTCTCGGTAGTAAATTAAGTTTCCAGAAAGATACGTATTACAGTGTTCGCATTGAAGATGAACATTCCTTTCGTCAAATCTAACGGACCAATGATTGTTAGCATTGTAGAAATGCCCAGCATTGGTTTTTAACGGCTTCTTTTGGCACGATATACAAACGTTCCCAGCATCTCGTAATCGAATATATTTATTAAATACTTGCTGCGCTAATTTAACGTAATCCTGAATCGTCATTAAATCCATTTTCATTTTAGACTTTTTCTTTTTCCAGTTCTTTTCTTTTACTTCATTTATCCAGTCTGATACACACAAAGGTTCAAAACAGTTCTTTTGTAAACTATTAATCGGTGTAAAGACGGACTTACAGTATTTACATTTTCGTGTTTTCATATCTTGATGTTAACGTTAATTTGTTCTAAATGCCTAATCTTTTGCTTCAGCTGCATAATTTCTATTTCCATTGCGTACTGTTTACTGTTACTTGCTCTTAATAACTTATCCACGTGTTCAAAGTATAATACCGCTTCACCTACTTCGGTCAAACTCTTTTCCATTGAATCTATTAAATCTTTTCGGTGTCCGTGTTTTTCTTTGATGTTGTCTAAAGAATTTTGAATCTTTAAATAAACGGCCCAAAGACCTGTTTTTCTTTTTATCATTTCTAACATAACTAAAATGGCATTTCTGGGTTTCCGTCTTTATTTATTTTTGGCTCTAATTCTTTAAAAGCTCCTTGCTTCATTCTTTCACTAAACGAAAGTAATTCTTTTCCGTTTACAATATCAGGCTTCGCAGCTGGAAAACTGTTTGATGTTTTAGGCCTGTACGGTTTCAACGGGTCAACACCACCTATCTCAAAGCCTAATCCTGAATTAAAATTACATATTATCGGCTCATTCAATCCAGTATGCTTACCTCCAGTCTCCATATCTTTTACTTTTTCTACGTTTATCCAAGTGTTATATTTCATTTTAGGGTCTTTTACTAAGCGATGAATAACAAAGAAATCATCGCATCTGTTACTAAATGCTTTACCGCCTTCAATATGGTCTTTTAAAGGTGCTTTTAAATTACCTTTCCATTCGCCTTCAGTGTAAACATTTGCACCCCTGCCGCTTTCTGTATTCGGGTGCGTGTTTATGTACAAAGTCATTCCGGTAAAATTAACCATTTGCCTTGCTTTATTCATAAATTCATAATTACCCTCGTAAGTCATTTGCCTATCTAAACCTGTAAACGGGTCAATCAAACCAACCTTACATTCAGATTCTTCAAATATCTTTAAAAGTTCTTCAGGATTGTAAAGTTTTGAGTTATCTACGAAAGTAAAGTATTGTTCTAAGTAAGTTGCAAAACTACGTATCTCATCTTCAGTAAGTGTTTTAAATTGCCTACCTGAATACATTTGAATTAAATCTCTTAATATTTGTCCTTTTTGATTTTCACCACTCCAAATACAAAATGTTAATCCGTGTTTTAGCGCAAGTGTTAAGAAGTACCAATTTATCCAGTACGTTTTACCTACGTTGTCATGACCTAAAATTATATTTAGTTGCTTAGGCTTGAATCGTAAATAATCGTCTAATACGCACCCTATTTCTAACCCTTGTTTTATTTTACCATTACGGTAATTTAAAAGATAGTCTAATGAATCTCCAGCACTCTTTAACATAACCCTTGTTTTTTAGCTAAATAATATTCAGGTGGATTAGGGTCGTTGTCCTGGTCGTATTGTTTAGGGTTTCTATTATACCAAGTTCGTAAACGTTGCTCTATTCCAAAAGTTTTTTCTTTTTCAAATCTAAGCTTTTTATCCTTTTCACCGTGTTCACTCCAGTAATCGTAAAAATCCCTAAGCATCTTTTTAGGATATTCATCAACAAACAAAGTAAGCGAATCGTAAAACTTGCTTTTACGTTCTTCTATACTTTCTATTACTTTATCTCTAACTCTATCTCTATCGGCATTTTTGGCATCGACTGGCATACGTTCGGATGCGGTCGCATTCCACCGCTTTAATGCGTTTTCTTTATTCTTCAATCGAATACCTTCGTATTTTTGTAAATCACGTTTTAAACTTTGTTTAATAGGCTCAAATGCTATTTCTGTAATTATATCTTCAGGTATAGGCTCTTGGTCATTTACATACTTTAAAATATGTTTAAACAATTTCCCAGCTTGTTCATCCGTTAACTTTTCAACGGTGTGAATAACATCACAATATAAAATAAATCCTTTTTTGTCTTTTGCCATTTGTCAAATTTTAAACATAAAAAAACCCCTTAAATCCTGTGCGTCTCACTTCACATTCATTAAGAGGTTTAATAACGTCTTTCAGTTCTATTATGTGAGACGGAACTGTTTGCAAATATACAAATAATTTTTTAATTACCAACTATCTACATTCGTAACACAAAAATTTTCTCCTACATTTCCCTCAAACCATACCGAGTAATCAAAACACCAAGTCTTAGTATTACCTGAACACGAATTTCTAACTGTCAACGAATAACACGGATTGTTATTTGCATCTAAAGTTATCTCATCATTTGTTATAGTACCGCAATTACATTCTTTTTTGCAGCTGGTCAAACTTAAACCAATAGCTACTGTTATAAATATTTTTTTCATAATCAATCAAATTCAGGGTTTATCCATTTTTTTAAAATTTTTCTTTTCCAGTATTGAAATACTCTATTGTTTCTCACCGTTATAGGCTGGTGGTGGTAACGTGTTAAATTAATCCTTCGTCTTTTCATTGTAAATACCTCCTATTAATATACATAAAAAACCTACTACCGCAAGTAGTAATGCCATCTTTGCTTCCTCTGCCATCTTATTCTGATTTAAAGGTTTCGTTGTAGTACTTTTCACATACTTCATCTGGTAATGTAATATCTGAAAATTCTTGTAAAGCATCAATTATCTGCTCTTTCTCCATTGCTTTGGCTTGGTATAATTGAGCTATCAAATCATTTATACACCAATGAGAAGCACCATTGTCTTTTTGCTCAATAAAGTATTGAATCATTTTTTCTACTGCTGTTTGTTCCATATTTTAAAAATTACTTTTGATTACTAACTTTAATTCTCCGTTAATATCCGATTCCGTACTTTCGTGAATCTTATCAATGTATTCTTGTTGAAACTCTACTTCATGCCATTTATCTGCTATCTCAATGCTTTTTTTTTGGTCGTGGTATGATTCTACTCCCGAAACGATTAACGCTCTTAAATCGTCTAAAATTACCCTTAAATCGCTTTTATCAGTCCACTCAAAACATATTTGAACTTGCTTAGTTCTTTTTCGCTTACTTGTCCAGTTCATTTTGTGTAATTTATTATTGCGTCTAAATAATCTCTATATAACTTTTCGTTGAAAGAACCGCCTTTATCTTCAGGACAAATCTTAGTTTCCCACTTGCGCTTCAAATATGTTACGTTAGGTCTGTGCGGAAAATAGGTATTAACCACGTTTTTAATTTTTGAGTTCATGTCTTTTAGTTTTAGAAATTAATACTAAAGTTAAGCAAATTACTCCTATTCCTAAAAGTAAGTAACTTTCGTAAGTGTAACCCAACAAAATAATTATCGAGTTAATTAAAATTCCTGTTCGTTTTTTCATAGTGTTTGTTTTAATGTTTCTACAAAATTAATATAATTATTTAATATAACAACTATTTTAATAAAATATTTTTATATAAAAAACAAAACCCCTGAATAATCAAGGGTTTCATCACACAAAACAAACAGAAAGATTTTTATTTTCCTATTCTAAAACGTCTTAAAATAAACTTTACTACTCTTTTAGCTATCAGTTTCCATAACGCGCCTTGGGCATCGACTTTCACCTCGACACCGTCGGGCGTTTTTTTAATATCTATATCAATGTTTTTACCGTCTAACTTAAATTCCTTATTCACTTCGTCTTTTAGTACGTGAATATCTACGTTTTTAGTATCTATATCCAGCTTAATATTAGTGCCGTCTTTTTCTAAATTAACGTCTATTCCTTCAGTATCTATTTTTATCTTTTTCTTTGCCATCTTAAAATTCGTTTATTAACACAATACTTGTTTTAGGGTATCGTTTACAAATATTTACTACCTTTTCGTAATCGGCATTATTATTCAATACTAAGCACCCCTCACTCCAACCGCCTATTCTTGTCGCTATTTGTTTAGAACCTTGGTTATATGTAGCACCGTGAATATTCATGTAAATAATATCTTTTTTTATCTCGGTGGTAGGATTTGTTTTAAGGTCGTTTGTAAAGTCTCTACGATATGGAACTCCTTTCATTTGTCTAAGTGCTGGCATTTTGCCTTTATGAAGCCCATAAGCATACGAATCATAATACCATGCTCCAGCTTCCATAACAGCAGTACCTTTGTTTCCTTTGTTGGTAGTGCATGAAGTAACCATTATAAACTGATCAAGCTGAAACATATATACCTTGTCATCGAAACGGTCATTAGTATCTTCTTTTGAACGTACAAATAACAACCAAGGCTCACCAGGAAAACCATTAAAAGACGGTAGCGCCTTTACATAATCTAAAAGCTCTTTATCTGTATAACTTCTTACCATAAATTATTTTTTCGCTAATTTACGACTTTTACTTTCAAGTACTGCAACCGTATCATTTTTTTCACTTGGTAACGGTGGCTGCTTTTCCTCAATAGGCTGCCTATTAATTGTTTCGTTTTTTTCTAAGCAATTGTAAAGTCTGTCTTTAACATCTTGCACCTCAAAGTGTGTGTACGTTAGCCATAATGCAAGAACTCCTAATGCTCCATGCTTTTTAATTACATCAATAAATTGTGTTATAGGTATCATTTTAATTAGTTTTCAGTTGGTGGAAATGGTGCAGGCTTAGGCTCAAATGGACTCAAAGGAATATCCAACAAATAACTCCATTCAGTATTTGCAATATCAGCCGCATCCTGTTCACTTAAAAATAAAAAATATACATCATTAATATCTTGAACGAAATTAAAAAATGTATCAGCATCAAAGAATACTCCTTGTAGTTCTTGTGCTGTTTGGTTTGTTACTATTCTACCTTCCATTGTTATTTAAAATTATACGTTTCTACTTAATGCTGTTTGATACGTGTTTACAAGAGTATAAAAGTTAGCTGCTTCTGTATCTGTTAATCCATCACCTATTGAAGCGAATGCACATTGTTTGGTTGTAAATGCGGCTGCTGTACCTACGTTATTATATGCACCTATATATGTATTAATGTTTGGTAATGCATTTGATATAGCAGTTCCATTTACCAATTTAGTTCCTTGTTTCCACCCATCAATATCATTTGAAGATTGTCTATTGGCAATATAAAAACCTCTTGAATCTAAATCAGTAGCTGTAGTAAATCCAGTTTGATTTATTAAAAAATATGTCGTATTACTTGTTCTTATTTCAAGTAAAGAATAATTAGTGCCTGGTTGCATTACTCCAATTTCTACTTCTGCTCCATTGCTATTAGTTCTTGAATAGTAACTTAAATGCGCTGAATTTAATCCTAATGAAGTAGAAAATTTTAAAAATGTATCTGCATAAGTATTTAAAGGCGTCATTCCTGTTGAACTATGTGTCCATCCACTTGCAAAAGTTAATCTAAATGCAGCATCTAAATCTCTTGGGTCTTTCAAGTTCCATTTATGACTTGAAGCAGAACCACCTACTATTGGGTATATCGCTTTGAACTTAGTCCAAATGTTATACCCTTTTAAGTCAACTACTAATTGATTAATAGCACTTTGTTGAGTAGGGTCTGTTATTGAAGCCGCTGTTATGAATGCTTGTGCATCAGGATCAAAAGCAGGAGCTAAAGAAGCCAAGTAAATACCAGTATTTCCACCTAAGATTACAGGCATAATTAATATACAAAAATGATTATAAACTCAGTTCCAGAAGCATTGTAAGCAAATGAATTAAAGTAATTGTTAATAGCATCTGCTGAGAAATTTAATACCTCTCCTGGTTTAATAGTTGCTCCTAATACAGTACCATTAGCTGAACCTACATTGGCAACTGATACAGAATAAAAAGCAGGAACAGTTAAGTTTAGGTTTGTTGCTGCACCGCCAGCTGGTCTAATCATACCAGTAGTTCTTAATGAACCAGTACCACCATCTACTGTGATGGAATTATTTCCATCCCAAATACCTATATTTCCTGCTACATCTGTAGAAACAGGATTAGCATTGTTACTTCCATATATTTTAACAGTATCAATAAGCTGAGATAAATTTCTAATATCTAAATTTACAGCATCAACAGTAATAGAGTTACCACCATCTTGTATGTTTACAGCAGAAGCACCAGAAGCATTGTTTATTGTTACATCACCTATATCTACACCAGAGTTAGCTAAGTTAGTTACAGACCATGCTCCTGATTGAGTAGCGGCAACCGTACCATCTACAGTTAAAGAACCTCCACCATCTTGTACAGCTACAGAACCAGAACCGTTAACAGCAACAGCAGTAGGAGTACCTCCATTGCTTCCATAAATACTTACCTCATCATTGTTAGCGTCAAGGTTTACATCTAATGTAACTCCACCTACAATATTTACATCTACTATTTCGCTTAACCAATTTCTTAAATCAGCTAAAGCAGCATTAGCTCCAGTTAGATTATTAGTCCATGTAACAGGAGAAGTAACATCCTTCAAGTAAATTCTTAAAGAATTGTTCTTATCATTAGCTATAAAGTTTATAGTAATGTAATAATTGCCTGTATTATCTACACCTTTACTTACAGATTTAATAGATTTTATAGCATAAACATCTAATACACCATTGCTATTAATGTTTAACTGATTGTCCGTATTGTTTACTATTATACTCATTTTAATTTATTTTAATTGTTGTTATGGTAATTTTGGGTTTCTCCATAAAAATACATCTGAAGCTAAGCATCCATTGTCATCTGTAACCAAACACTTAACTAGTCCAAATATGTTTGTGCCTGGAGTAGAATCCATAGTTACACTACTACTTGTAGTACCGCTAGTAAATGATATATCTCCTTCATTGTCTTGAATTATCCATTGATATGTGTAAGGAGCTAAACCACCAGAAACAGAAGTAGTCAATATATTTCCTTCCGAATAATTAATATCCACATGTAAAGGACAAGATGGTATAGCGCATAATTGAACTAAGATAGCATCAATCACTTGCTGAATACTATAAGTACCAGCCTCTAATCCTATACAGTTCTCAGCTCCTATAGTAACGCTAGTCATAGTAGATAGCTCAGATACCATATTAGTAGTATAGCTTTCCAATAAAGTTAACACGTCATTTAAAGAAGCATCACAAGGAACTTCTATAATATTGAAACTACCATCAAATACAGTTATGTCAGATGTCTTTGTAGGACAGTTATCTGAACATGAACAATTTGATCCTAAATTTCCACAGTTAGTACAGCTCATAT